TATGAGGAACATTCCGTTACTTGCTATCAATCACACTTATAAAGAGATTGGTTTGTTTCCAAAAGATATCGTAGGTGGTGGTACTGGTATCTATTATTCTGCCGACAATATCTGGATCATTGGTCGTCGCCAGAACAAGAAGGGTACGGAGGTCACCGGATATGACTTTATCATCAATGTGGAAAAGTCTAGGTTTGTTAAAGAGAAGTCGAAGATTCCTATCTCAGTTTCTTGGGATGGTGGCATTGAGCGTTACAGCGGTCTGTTGGATATTGCTCTTGCTGGGGGGTATGTCACTAAACCTAGTAATGGCTGGTATCAATTGGTTAATCGTGCGACTGGAGAAGTTGTAGGTACTAAGGTACGAGAGAAAGACACTCTGTCACCTGAGTTCTGGACTGAAATGCTTGCAGATGAAACCTTCATTGACTTCGTTAATCAGATGTACTCGATAGTGGGGGCATCTAATCTTTCATTAGACTTAGAGGAGGAGTTTTGAAAGTTACCGAAGATATTGATTACCAGTTGATCCCTTCCGAGGGATCTGATAATGATCAAGCGTGGGATGTTCGCATCCTACGTGACGATTTTGCTGAGACTGTGGTTCGTTTTGGTAATATCAGATTTGATGATGATAATGATTGCTTACGCTTTAATTATGTGATACAATATACACCAGATGAAACGTTAACAGAAGAGAGAGAAGACCTCGTCAGTTACGTGGGGGATATACTTGAATCTGTATTAGAGAACGCAATTGATGAAGGAACCTTACTAGAAAATGAAAGAACAACTGATACTTAATAACTTATTGACGAACGATTCTTACATGCGTAAGGTCGTCCCCTTCCTTAAAAAACCATACTTCGAAGGCGTGACTAAACTAATCTTTGCTGAGATTATTGCGTACGTGACGAAGTACAACAAACTACCTTCGCGTGATGCACTGACTCTACAGATTGAAGAGTCGGACAGCATCAACGAAGCCAGTTACAATGAAACAGTTGATATGATCCCAAGTCTTTTTGAAAAGAAAGACAACGATCCTCAGTGGTTGTTAGATACTACTGAGAAGTGGTGTCAAGATCGTGCTGTGTTCCTTGCAATCATGGAGTCTATATCCATCATCGATGGTAAACACCAGACTCTGACTAAGAACTCCCTACCAGACATTCTCCAGAAAGCATTGGGGGTGTCATTCGATAATAGTGTAGGTCACGACTATGTGGACAATGCAGATGAACGATTCGATTTTTACCACCGTCAAGAAGAACGTATCCCGTTTGATCTTGAGTACTTCAACAACATCACCAAGGGTGGGTTACCCAACAAGACTCTTAACATTGCTCTTGCTGGTACTGGTGTCGGTAAGTCTCTCTTCATGTGCCATGTTGCCGCCGGGGCCCTGTCACAAGGAAGAGACGTTCTTTACATTACAATGGAAATGTCAGAAGAACGTATCGCTGAACGAATTGACGCGAACCTTCTCAACACCCCAATCGACCAAATCGAAAATATGTCTAAAACTATGTTCAAGGACAGAGTATCCGACATTGGAAAACGAACCAACGGTAGATTGATCATCAAGGAATATCCCACAGGTCAGGCACACGCGAGTCACTTCCGTGCGTTACTTGAGGAATTGAGTCTAAAGAAGAAGTTTGTTCCAGAAATCATCTTCATAGATTACCTAAATATATGTGCGTCTTCTCGAATGAAAGCGATGGGTGGTTCTATTAACTCATACACATACATCAAGGCAATCGCAGAAGAGTTACGTGGTCTTGCAGTAGAGTTCAACGTACCGATCGTGTCTGCGACTCAGACCACTAGATCCGGTTTTGCAAACTCAGATCCCGGCCTTGAGGATACCTCAGAGTCATTTGGTCTACCTGCTACCGCAGACTTGATGTTCGCCTTAGTCTCTAATGAAGAACTAGAACAGATGGGACAGATTATGGTGAAACAATTGAAGAATCGATACAACGATCCTAACCGCGACAAACGATTTGTGGTAGGTATCGATCGATCTAAGATGAGACTATTCGATGTAGATAACTCCGAGCAGACGCTCTCTCCGGAGATCATATCGTCCCCAACTATCGGTGACACTGATCAGGGTGAGAAACTTAAACGGATCAATTTCTCGTAAGGAGTAGTCACATGGACATGTATATGCACACCATTTTAGCGACAGGTTGTATGTTCCTATCATTTATTGCAGGTAAATATTTTGGTAGACGTGAAGGGTTCAGAGATATGATTAGTGTATTGTTGGGTGTATTCAATGCCGATTCTCTAGAAATAACAGAAGAGGGTGACTTCTTCGTAACTACTGAAGGTAATACTTCGAAGGTAAATTAGTGAAACCCTGTAACTTTTATGTTGAAGACAACTTTATAACACCGGAGGAATGTGCAACCTTGATCGGATTGTACAAGAAAGCCCCCGAAGTTGTCACTAAACTGAACTTTAGTTACGTGCCTGTTAGTGACCCTAATCAGGAACATATGCCAATGAAACATGAGTTGGTAGAGGATATATGGTTACGCCAGAGTATCCTCGCTAACCAACTCGCAGGGGCAATCATGCAGTGGTGTCAGGTCTACAAATGGGCAGAAGGATCCAAAATGGGGTTACATAATGATGTTGCAAGTAAACACACTATGTACACCTCAGTCCTTTACCTCAATGACGGGTTTGAGGGAGGAGAGACTCAACTACAGGATGGTACTACCATCGTCCCAAAACAGGGCAGAATCTTCTTCTATGATGGTATTCATTACCACCACAGGGTCAACACCCTAACAAAAGGTACCCGTTGGACGTGTGCCAGTTGGTACAAAAAAAAGTGAAATAAACGCTTGCCAACGTTCTCAAAACGTGTTATAATACCCCATTATTATTAAACAACTTAGGATTTTGATATGACAAAAGAATCACCCCTCTACGTGGACTTAAACGACCTGACGAGCTCCGATTGTGGAGACAGTGTCTATTATGATACGAACCTTACCGGTAAGTTTACCCTGCCCAAAACGCCGAACTATAAGTTCAATGAAGATAATCTCATTCGTGAGTTTAAGGAATACATTGACTCGACCTATGACGCACACTATGGTCAGGGTGGTCTACAATCATCTGAAGTGATCATTGACCGTGGTCATGGTATGGGTTTCTTTTCTGGTAACGTTGATAAGTACAACGGACGTTACGGTAAGAAAGGCACGTCTGATGACCACCGTAAGGACATAACGAAGATTATCCATTACGGGTTCTTAATGTTGTTCGAACACGACCGAAGGGCTGCAATTGAAAGTGAATAAAGAAGCGATGAACTTCGCTGTGGGTGATACCATTGTCGCCCTACCCATCAACATCTGTCTGAACTTCATCCTATTGACCATATTCATGGGTCTAGGATGGGGGCCAGGCACGATCTCTATCGTGATGACCATAATGTTCTTTATACTGGGTATCGTACGTAAGTACTGCGTCCGTATGTGGTTCAATCATCGAGTCAAAAAGACTACTGGACACCAACAAGAACCATGGCACAATCGACCTTAAAAACGCTGCCCTTATTCCAAAATGTTCTAAGAAATGTTATAAAAACGCTTGACGGCAGCCCCTAATCGTGAGATAATAGTACCCTATTGTGATGAGAGAGAGAAGAAAGTTATGGCGTATGTAAGTCAAGAAGATAAAAAGAAGTTAGCCCCTGCGATCAAAGCAGTCCTCAAGAAGTACAAGATGAAAGGCACTATTGCCATTCAACACCACAGTACTTTAGTTGTGAACATCAAGAGCGGTGCGTTAGACGTTCTCGGTGCCTTGCCTGTCAGTGAGTATGGCCCCCGTGATTATGTTCAAGTCAACCCTTACTGGATCAGTGAGAACTACGACTGTCCTACTGTTGTTGCGTTCCTGACTGAACTGAAAGATGCGATGGAAGGCCCTGACTTCTTCTGTGAAGATGACAGCATGACTGACTACTTCCACAGAAGTCACTACACTGACATCAACATTGGTAAGTACCACACTCCTTACGTGTTGGAGGCATAATATGAGTTTCGAAAATAACCCTGCTAATGCAGTCACCTACATCACGGATCCTTCAGCGTCATTCCTGAAGGTTCCTGTCCGTGTTATTGAAAACCTGAATGTCCCGATTCATAAGATCTCTGAGAACTCGTTCTTCAATGACGACTTCTTCTGGTTAGAGATGGAGAATGATTCTATGGTGTACTATGATGCTCTTGACGAGAAGTGTTTGAGGGATCCTATCACGTACATGCAGACACTCCCTGAGTTGGGTCACTTCAGACTTTATCCCCGTTTTACACCAAAGGCGTATGTTGCATGATGGATGTTTTTATTGAGGGTGGTCGTAATAGACGTGTTGTTGAAATCTACATGTTCAATTTGATCAACGCACTGGGCATGGGAAGACTACGTAAACCACACATCGAGGTTTCGTTTGAACGTGGTCTGGATGCTCTTGGTTACTGTAGTGGAGAACGTACGGAGGCATCTATCGAGATTGCCATTCGTTGTCCGGTTGACGGTTCCAAGATATCGTTCCTTGACCAGATGCGTACCCTCGCTCATGAGATGGTTCATGCTCGTCAATATATTCGAGGTCAGTTGGGTTCTGACTCCGGAGAGTTTCAGTGGAAAGGCAAAAGTGCCAAGAACTATAAATATGAAAATCAACCGTGGGAGAAAGAAGCGTACGGTTTGGAGAGTGCGCTCTTTATGACATGCTTCCCATTTTCAGCGGAGTTTAAAAACTAATGTTAAGTACTTTAATCAGTTTTATTGAGTTAGTCACTATGAGTGGTTTGTTCCTTGTGACTGTTATAGGTGGTTGGAAAGTTCTCTATGCTATGGAGATCATGAAAGATAACCAACGTGAGTTTGATAAATCCCAAGAGGAAATGGAAAGATGAGACTATGTGTTTTGAGTGCGACCCCCGATGATATCAGTGTGACACTGTTAGAAGAGAACTGGTCACCCGAGGAGATGGAATACCGTCTCGTTCAACTCGCGGATGAGAAGTTCGGTGACTACAAGCAACTGTTCTTCTTCGACTCCGAACAGAACCCTGCATTAGATCTTATTAAAGACGGTAAGATTGCCCACCAAATTAGATATGAGTATGAGATATGAACGGATTCCGTAAGTTACAAGAACGTCTGACAGAAGAAGGTTGGTTTGTGGGGTGGAATCTACCTTGCTGCCAATCTTGTGCATGGATGGAAGTGCCGGATGAAGCGGATCTCGAAAAGGTTCTGTTCAATCACTCTCAAGACTGTGAAGTAGAACAGGACTACTCGACATGTAATGCATGTCTGGGTGAGGGTGAAATAGAAGATCCGGAAGACAATGAGTGGGTTTATTGTGAGGAGTGTGACGGCACCGGTGAGATCGTTGAGACGTGCCACAACTACTTAGAGTACGATTCTTCGGTCGGTGGTTTCCTGTGTCACACTCCAGAACAACAGAATGAGTCTACCTTCTGTTTCAATGGTGACAAGAAAGGTGTCAAGAACCTGAAGGCGATCCTACCTATCATCGAAGAGTGTGGTTGCACAATCCATTGGAATGGTTCGGGTGGTCAACGTCCGACTATCGAGTGGAACCTGTGAAATCGTTACGCGATGCATGGAAGACTTTACAGGATTTCAGTGAGAAATGTTTTTTCATTTTAGTCTTGACATGTGGAGTGATTTCACCTATAATGGTACTTGTGATCTCGGGTATACTTGTTCACTCTTTATTCACCAACATGATGGCAATGTGATGAGATATTATTCGTTAAACCACGACCAACACGGTCGTAAAATCAAACGTAAGAAACCTAAAGGAGTGGTGTGTGGCAAATACAAGGCAACGGAGTTTAAACCGTTCGAACCATCAGCGACAAAGACGTATGCAGATCTTCGAATGGCAGAATCAAAACAGTACCCCTCACACGATTCCGGAACCTTTAACACGACCAAAAAAGAAAGACCGCAATACACAGGAACCCTAGTAAAGGGGATCTCCACCATGCACAAGTCTAATGCTGTGCCTATCATTAACAAAGAACAAGCAACAGAAATATCAAGGATGGCAAAATGAAAACAAAAATGTTAATCGCCTTAAAGGCGTATGCCCTAGGGCAAATCGAACTGCACAAAATGAACGTGGAGGTTTACTTAGAGAACCCTGTGGGTATCGGTGAACACTCCGATGTTTTGGAAGCAATTCAGTCGCAACTCGGAAAAATCGCCGAGTGGGAAGATCAGTTATTTGTATTGGAGAAACACTTTGAAAGATGATTTGGTAATGGAAGTAATGACTCCTAGTAAGAGAGCATTACTAGACCGTTGGGAGACCACATCAACCTCGATGGAAACTTTGATCGATCGGGTTGAACAGTGGCACGAAGATCGGAACCTTATTGAGGGTGCCACAGATAAGGATCAGGTCTGTAAGTTGATCCAAGAGGTCGGTGAGTTGTCTGATAACGTATGTAAGGGTAAGGACGTTGCGGATGACATTGGTGATATAATGGTTGTGTTGATCAATATTGCGAAACGCAATGGTCTACCAATGAGTCATTGTCTTGAGGTCGCTTATGCTGACATCAAGGATCGTAAGGGTAAGATGGTAGATGGCATTTTCATTAAGGAAGATGCATAGTGAAAGGTGATCCAGAGGTTCGTGCAGCAGGTCGCACCAAACCGGATCGCAACTGGTACCCTGATAACTTTGACTGGTACCTGAAGTGGGTTGCATCGATATTGATCCTCACGTCCCTTGCCATGCGTTCTGCGGGGATTGATTACCGCATGTATGACCTGACGTTTGGTCTTGCGGGAATAATCCTCTGGACTTGGGTATCAGTCATCTGGCGAGACAGGGCGTTGATTATGTTGAACGCTGTATCCGGTTTTATGTTAACAGTAACTATATTGAAGGAATGGTAATGAGTATTTTAATCTTGACCCCTGAACAAAAAGAAGAACTGACTAGAGACATCTTGTTGGATTTGATCATCGATTTCGATGGAACCTCAAAATCTGGCAACCACGACATGGAAATTGTCAATCAACTTCACCGGTTAGTTGCATATCATTCTGTGCCAGGCACGTACAAGAGAGGCATCTATGACTTCTGATCCGTATAAATACATGTGGCGCGAAGAGATTACGGAAGGCGGTGAGTATCCGAATCACACTTATATCACTAGGGGTACTTCTCTATATGGATATATTCGCAGAGGTACTACTGAAGTGATTTGGTTTAAAGCACCAAAAATGACTTGGTCTCCAACTAGACGTAAGTTTAGGAAGTTCAACAAAAAGGATATCGACAACGTTCTTGCTGTTCAGTAGTTTTCATGTGTATTGTTAAGGAATAGTTGTATGTACGAGTACCAAGTAGAAATAGTTAAAGTCGTTGATGGAGACACCGTTGACGTGAATATCGATCTGGGGTTTGGAGTCTGGTTACGTAAAGAGAGAGTTCGTCTCTATGGTATCGATACTCCGGAGAGTAGAACCCGCGACAAGGTCGAGAAGAAGTATGGTTTGTTTGCAAAAGAATATCTCAAAGCCCTACTAGGCAAGAAGTCTACCCTAGTAACCAAGAAAGATGGTAAGGGTAAGTTCGGTCGAATCCTAGGCGAGTTCATCGTGTATGATGCAGAGACCGATTCCTATAGAAGTGTAAACACCATGATGGTTGAGAAACACATCGCGGTGAAATACTTCGGTCAGTCCAAAGAAGACATTGAGTCAGATCACCTAGTGAACCGAACTCGATTGGCAGAACAGTTAGGTATGGCACCCCCCGAAATCTCATGAAGTTAATATTGGCGTTCATTGCATGTTTATGGTGTGTTGATGTACGTGCAGAGTTTCGACACTTTAACGAGTGGACTGATAAAGAGAAAGCTCTATTCCTAGGATACAATCTAGTGTCCTATGTAGACTACTCCCAAACAAAGAGTGCCTTATCTGATCCCTGTGATTGTTATTCCGAAGCGAATCCATTATTCGGTAAGAATCCTCACAGGGACACCCTTCTTCTCACAAACGTTGTGGTTAGTGGGATAGCATATTACACGATAGGTAAAGATATTCCAGACCATTTCAACACCTCTATGACCACAGGAATTGCACTTAGAACCTATATTGTCTATTCAAACCACCAGACCGGTATCTCATGGCGGGTTGCGTTTTAGATCAAAAAGTTATAAGAATCGAGTTTTTATTCCAAAACAGTCTAAAAATAGTGTTGACTTTGTTGTGAAAACGTGAGATAATACTCCTGTATTCAATGATGAGAGAGACTTTTTTTATGACCAACGAACAATTCTTCAAGCTTCTTCAGAAACATGACTGGACATATATGATGTCCGATGACCACCGTGCCTATACGAAAGGTCAAAATGAGTCTAGAGTTCTGCAAGCTGCGTACCAAGAGAATGACTTCTTTATGAAAATGTTTCGAGATTACAACGCCTTCGTTTGGCAGACTCGTGACAATCCTATCGCCCGCCCACAACTTGAGGACTACATCAATGTATGATATTCTAGACTACTGTCGTGAAGA